ATTGCTGCTGGATTATTATACCAGTTGTTAGCTGTTCCTCTATTCCATGCATTTCCACCTCTTCCACCTTTAAGTGTAAAAGTAGCAGATGTTATTCCTCCCTGTACAGTTGTTAAATCAAATGATCCATTAGAACTAAGAGTTGTATCATATGTACCACTCAACCCACCTAATAATACTCTATCACCAGCAGATCCTGCTCCAGCAGAGACATATCCTTGGGATGGTCCAGCAGCACCACCTCCACCTGGATTTGTTGCTTGATCTTGTTCCGAATATTCAGTATTTGCTCCCTGTTGTCCAGCAATTCCTGATGCACTTCCTGTTGGATCTAAACTACCAGTTTCAGATGCAGTTCCTCCATTACCACCAGTACCACCAGTATTACCAGAAGAAGGATTTCCTCCTTTACCTCCACCAGCAATAGCGACTAATGCACTTCCTGCTGTTACACTACTATCTTCACCATCGTTACCTGCTGTAGTTCCAGCAGCACCAGATCCACCACCACCAGCTATAGTAAAAATTAACCGATCAGGAGATCCAGTAATATTAGAAGTAGTAATACTATAATTACCAGGAGTTGACCATTCCCATTCTTGACTATAATCAAATTGTGGTTGACCACCAGTTGTTGTTTCTCTCCCACCAATATCAGATGCACTACCAAACTTTAATAATGTTGGGTTTGGTATTACTGTTTGAAATTCATACGATCCTGCATTACTAGCACCTGATGCAAGATAATACTGATCATCATATGGTATTTCTGTACTATATCCTGGTTGTGGTGCATATTCTGCACCAGTTGCATTTGCACTATCAGGTATATCCTTAACTGCACCAACACTCTCATCACCGCCCTTATAATCCATAAAATCATAAGTAGCAATAGTATTATTAACTATTGGTTGTCTCAATAAAGCGTGAGAATGTTCTAATACAACACCTGTAGATGGATACCATCTAGAAAGTCTACCAGTAGTACTACGATAACCTTGAAGATATCTATCACCAGAAGACTGAGCTGGCCAAGTACTATCACCAGGAATACTATGATATACTATATGACTGTGTTGGAAAATAGATGGTAACTTCTTTTTCTCCATCGTTACCTTAACTTTCTGAGAACCAATAATTGTACAACCAACTGTTTCAACTACCTTATCGTATCCTGTTGTTGTTATCCTACCCAGTGAAAAAAGTGGATCCTGTTGATTTTTATCTAAATACCATGCTCCACCAATTGCACCAACTGCCATTGATAGATTACCAATGGTAGGTGAATTCTGTCCGAATACAGGACCATTACCAACAATCTTTCTAGTAACAGTATCAGGAACTTTAAATGTACCTAGATATGCTTCTCCATAATAATCAAATACATTAGTAGTAGTAATACCTTGAATGACTCCAGCACTACTTAACCTAACAGAAAATGTAGCACTAGTTCCATCTGCTACTGTGACAGTTGGTGTAGAGGTATAGCCTGAACCTGGATTTAAAACATCTACTGTTAAAATACCACCAGTACCATTAACTGATCCAACTTGTGCAGTTGCTTGTACTCCACCAGCAGGGGGAGCTGATATAGTTACAGCAGAAGTTGTTGCATATCCAGATCCAGCAGCAATTACATCAATACCAGTACTTGCTCTTCCACCATAATGAACACCAAGTATCTCATATAATGTTGGATAATCTTTGATATTATACTCTGTTCCATCACAATAAAGATAACCATCATGTGTATAAGCAGGATCATCATCATTCTGATATGCATTACCAGCGAAATCTTCTAACCTATGAAGATTAGTTGCTTTATTAATGAACTCATGATCGTAAGTATTAGCACCAGACTTTAGATTTGATACAATAGTACCAACTGGTGTAGTATCCTGATAACAATCAGTATAAAATCCTTTTCTATTATTTCTATAACTTTGTACCATGATTATATCTTAATTAAATACTCCATTACAATGAAAGGTTGACATGCAGAATCAATTGATATAGAACTATCTACTCCAATATCAAATGTTGTTTCTAAATTCTCAGGGTCAATTGATATAGCATTAGTCTTCACCTTATATGTATGGTCCCCCTTTTCCAATCTAACTCTATGACTGTGAGCAGTTGGTATAGTTCCTGCTGTTATTGGAATATCAGCAGTATCAGTGTACTCATTTTCCACATCAACAATACCTGTTTGATCAACAGCAGCATCATTTGATTGAAGAGGGACAACATCAGCTAATGCATTACCCTGCCAATCTATTGGCATTCCAACAGCACCTGTAACATATGTTGCTGGTACTGTTAAAGTAGATAAGACACTAGTTGATGCTCCATTTGGACCTTGTGGATTAGTACAAAGAAGAATACCCCAAAACCTACTTCTATATTTTGTAGTATTAGAATCATCAGGTGAACCAGCTAATGTAGTTCTATCAACTGTAAATGGTAGATTATTAAGACATCCATATTCAAATCCTTGCCCAGTTCCAACTCCATATATTACAGTCCCTTTAGTTGGATCATTATGTCCAATACAACCACCCCAATAAATTGTTTGTGCTCCTGCTCCACTTTGCCAAAGTGGTTTTCCTGCATCACCAGTACCAACATTCGGGTTCCATGCTTCTAATAATAAACATGGTTTCTGAGCACTACCAGGGGGATTAGAATTACTACCAGCATATCTTGTTGAATTTAACCAATCTTGAATGGGAATAGTTGAAGCATTCTGTAATCCAGTCCGTCCTCTTGCTTTTGGATGATCATTATCTGTTTCTGAAATATCTGGTTGTGCTCTTAATCTAGATCTTGCTGTATTAGAGAAATGTAAATGTGGGTGTATTGAATTTTCTTCTGGTCCTTCTATTTCTGTATAATGACTAGCACCTGCATATTCCCACCCAGGTTTTCCTCTAATCTCAACTTCTTGAGATGGAACATTAATACTTCCACTATAAGAAATTCTAACATTAGTATCACCAATCGCTGCATCTGCATCTATACCAATACCAGATCTACTTTTCTCAGTATTTGTAGTAGTATCAACCTTTCTTATATTATTATAAAGACCAGCATTAGCACCCGTTGTAGGTTCAGGATACTTAGAACCTAAATCAGGAACCATAAACTGATTATCATTTAAAGTATCAAAATCAGTACCATCTAAATTTTTTCTAATAAATTTACAACTAGACCCTGCACCACATATATCAGCAAGTCTTGGATAATCCTTTACAAAATATTTTGTTCCATCACACTTTAAATAACCTGCTGGTAATGATTTTTTATTATTTGATACGTCTGGTGTACCTTCATAAGGTACTGGCCAAGCAATAACCTGTCCTGTTAGGTGACCATATTTTGCTCTTTCTTTATTGTAGAATACTGCCATTAGTATGCCTTGATAATGAATGTCATTGTTAACGAAGGTTGAGTAGTATCTATTGCTATATTTAACGCATTTTCAATACTCTGTGCTGCTAATGCACTACCATCAGCATCAGATGCTGTGTGTGATGGTGGTCCTACCATAGTTCCAAGAGTCTGTCCTATTTCAAAACTACTATGATTATGAGACCGAAATGCTTGTTCTAATGGATCCTTTCCTGTTGAACCAGTATTTAATGAAGTTGGATACGTACCATCTCTAAATTTTAATCCCGTTACAGCAGTTCCCCATCCAGCAGCAACATCACCATTACCAACATTTTGATTTAGTAATATCTTATAATTACCAGATGCTGCTGTATTATTAGCATCTGGAACCCATTCTATTGATTGAACCCATGTTCCTTCTTTTATCCACTTATACTTATCACCATTAACTGCTGTTGTAACATACATTAATGGACGAATTTCATCCCATTGTTTCCATGTATCACTACCAGTACCATACGTTTGACTAATATCAGTACCATCGGGTAGAATAATCTCGTTTGATCCTTCTGTTATGGTAACATTAGCAACAACATATGCTGGTCTGTCTTCAGGAGAATCTCTAAGACCGTCAGCTCTAACAGGTGTACTGCTATTATCTGTCTTGGGTGTATAACCATAGAAGTTTGCTCTATTCCTCTCTTCCATAGGTCTGGGGAACATACCTTTAAATGCAGGTTGAGCATGAGTAGATACTGGATCTATATCAACAATTTGTTGAGAATTTCCTTGGTCTGCTGGTATAGTCTGTTTATATGATTCTGTAACAGGTCCAGCACCCCTAGTAGATCCTCTCCAGTTATTAGCACCAGCAGGAACTGTATCCCAATAATTTTTACCAGCATTTACACCATCAGTGGCAAATTCAAAATGTGAAAGAGTTTGTGGTAAAGTGTGTTCGTAAGCAGAATCTCCATAATATGACATATTAACAGCACCATTTTGCCAACTATGCGGTTCAGCATCAGCAAATGCACAGTTAAATGGACCATGAGTACCACTACAATTATTAGTGAAGGATTGACTACCTGTCATACTAACACCACCATCAGTTTGGAATACCATTGCTCCTTTTTGGTTTGCTTGAGCAGATGGTATACTATCTCTATGACTATGTGATGGTGTATGGTTAATACCTAACTTACGATTTAATGTATAAACTGACTCTAGAAAATCAGGAGAAGTCAACGTAAATCCTGTATATTTAAAATATAAATTACCACTTAAATTCAAAGTGAAATCTATATCAGAGTTGGCAGACCATGATGACTTAATATCAACAGTCTCTCCATAACCTACAATGAAATCCTTGATTTTAGTTCCATTACCATCAACAACAACTTCTTTCCAGTTATTCTGATTATTATTATATTTTGCTTGATCCATATGAACTGGTTCTAGATCAA